TTAATTTACTTGTATCTATTTGTTCAAAATATCCCATTACTTAAATATTATAACCTGTAAAACTAAATACAACACTTACTGAAACGTGTTCCCAGTCTTTAGATGTTGCACTTTTTTGATATGCTATCATTAATTCATCACCTGCTGAAAATGTATTGCTGCTTGTTGGCGACCACGTAATTGCATCACTTGATGCTGTTAATTCACCACTACTTGTTTGTTGTGAGCCGTTTACGTATAAAAATAGCTCTGTTGTAAAACCAGTATCTAAAGTACCTTTTACGTGCTTCCATTGTACCTTTGTTAATTCACCAGCGTATGGTGCAATAATTATGTGCTCTTCATCTGCACCTGAAACAGTTGTTTCTACATTTGCATCAAAGGGTATAACAAAGATTGAGGTACTACCAGCCGAATCATCAAAACTACTTCTAAATACAAAAGGTATTTTTCTACCCTCGACATTTCCACTTAATGTTATACCACCAGTAACTGCTACCCCTGTACTTGTTGTTTTAAATTTTTCATTACCACCTTGTTTTAATGATACATCTGCCGTACCAGTATTCATAGCAATAAATGTATTACCACTAGATTTATCACGAAGAAACATATTTGTACCATTGGTTTGTATATACAAATCACCAGTGCCATCGTCATTAATAAAAGAATTACTTCCATCGTGATATATTTGTAGATCAGCACTATCACCAAAGGCAGCTTTTTTATTATCAACAAATACGTTATTTACGCTTGTGATCATATTTACATTACCGCCATCTAACCTAAAATATTCAGTCGTTCCACCAGAGCCATCATCAGATCTAAAACTTATATCACCATCATCATTACTATTTTTAATAATTAAATCACCAGTAATAGTAGTTAATTGTGTGTCTGTTCCATCGTGGAAAAATCTACCGTCTGTTGCACCTCCAACGTCTAATCTTTGATTATCAACTAATCTTATACCTTTATTAAATATAATTTTTCCTAAATCACCATCAACTCTAAAATATTCGGTAGTACCGCCTGATCCATCATCAGATTTAAAAATAATATCTGCATCGTCAGCTTTTTGAGTTATTTCTAAATCACCTGTAAGATTTTCAATTCTACTTTTTGTTGAATCGTGAAAAAGCTGTAAGTCATTACCTGTACCTAAACTTACAACACTATAATCAACCCATCTAGTATATTTATAAGTACCGTCAGCTAAACTTCCATCTATAAAAAAATATGTTGCAAGTCCTCCACCACCTGTATCCCCTTTAAATAAAATATCTTTATCATTAGCATCGTTACTTATAATTAAATCACCTTCTGTATTATTTATTGTGCTATCTGTGCCATCGTGACTTAATTGTAAATCACCAACAGAACCCAAAGCTAATTTTCGATTGTCAGGAAAAATAGTCATTTCTAAACCACCATCAACTCTAAAGTATTCAGCTACACCACCAGAACCATCATCAGAATAAAACTCAATATTACCATCATCTGCGTTTTGATATATTTGTATATCACCAACAGCATTATTTATTGCTGATACAGTTCCGTTATGATGAATTGTAAAATCACCACCTGTGCCAAATTTAGCTTTTATATTATCAGAAAATAGCATACCGTTAGGCGCATCTACTTGTAATCTTTCATTACCACCATCTAACATAAAATAAGTAGTTAAACCACCTGAACCATCATCAGCTCTAAAAACTATATCTACATCATCACCGTTATTTTGAATATTAAGATTACCCACAACATTATCAATAAAACTATCTGTACCATTGTGATGCAGACGCATATCTCCAGATCCCTCGCTACTTCCAAATTGTAATTTCGAGTTGTCAGGAAATATAGTTACTCCTGTACTACCATCAAGTCTAAAATATTCAGTAACCCCCCCAGAACCATCATCTGACTGAAATACTATATCACTATCATCTGCTAGTTGTTGAATATATAAAGCACCTGTATTATTACTTATATAAGAATTTGAGCCATCGTGCTGTAGTGCTAAATCAGCACTACTACCAAGCTGTAAATTAAATGTATCTAAAAATCTTAACGCTTTACTAGCAATCATATAACCAACTCCACCATCAAATCTTAAATATTCAGTTGTTCCACCAGATCCGTCATCAGATTTGAATATTATATCTTTATCGTCAGCTTTTTGTTGTATTATTAAATCACCTACAAAATTATCTATTAAACTATTTGTGCCTGAATGATATATTTGTAAATCAGTATCATTTCCTAAGCCTATAACAGAATTATCAGGAAACTCTGTATAAAGATATGTACCATCAGCTCTACTTCCATCTAAAAAGAAATATGTAGTTACCCCACCACTTCCGTCATCAGATCTAAATATTACATCTGAATCATCAGCAGTATTTTGTATAGTTAAATTACCTGTGAGATTTTGAATTACAGAATTTGATCCATCGTGGTATATCTGTAAATCTGCGCCTTCCCCAAAACCTAATACACTGTTATCTGGAAATATAGTTCTAGGTGCCGTAGTGGTTAAAGAACCATCTAAAAAGAAATAGGTAGCTACACCACCTGAGCCATCATCACTTTGAAAGATAATATCCTTGTCATCTGCTAAATTTCTTAGATATAAATCACCAGTATTGTTTATGATAAAAGAATCAGAGCCATCGTGTAGTACCTGTAAATCAGTACTTGTACCTATTCTTAACTGTGCATTATCAGCTAAAGTTACGTGGCTTGAAAAACTTGAAGTTCCTGTAATTTGTAAGGTATCAGAACCACTTGGCGTAGCACCAACACCAACCTTTGTGGTAGATAAAAATAGTTGTGAGTTGTTACC